GTTTTTTTTGAGAAAAGTTTTGGTAGTTCATAATTAAGCCGTATCTTTGAAATGTCAAAAGGAAATAACCACTTAAAAATTAAAGATATGAAGAGTCAATTTATAGAATTAACAAGAAGAACCGCTCTAGAAGATGTAATAATCAGAAATGACAATTCTGAAAAGTCAAAGATGATCCAGGAAAAACAAAGAGCACTTGAAAATGCTAAAGAAAACGCCGAGTATTACAGGTCCATAGGGCAAAATGAATTTGCAGATAATGAAGCTAGCAGGGCGCGTTTATTGGAAAGACAAATCAAATTATTAAAAAATTAATAACCTGGCGGGGTAGCACCCGCCACAACACTAAAAGGATATGAAACAGAATATAGGAGAACTAAGCGAGGCGGATTTAAAAGCCCGCCGCCGCTTCTGGAACAAAAAAGGATTTTTCGGAGAACCTACAAAGAAACAGATCGAACGGGATTCAATGAAAATGCAGAAACTAGTTAAGGCGCTGAAAGCCCGTTCATTTGAAAGAGTTATGAAAATACGTACCTCTACATGGACGAACAATCTTTCCCCCGAAGCACTCCTGATACTGAACGCTAGCGAATCAGATTTAAATCACGCAATATCAACCTTTAAAATATTTTAGATCATGAAACAGTTTGTAGTTTACACGTTTTGGGCGATTCTATTTGTATTATTCATTTTGTTGTGCTGTGAGCCAACAACTAATATTTAACGGTATGGTGCAGATATTAAGAGTTAATATAGTAACCACAGCGGGAACTATTGTAAGAGACTACACAGAAGTAGCGGACGAACTAGGGGTCTACGTTGTAGAGGATATAGAGGCGGAACGCCAATACATCGCCGACTGTTACACCTCACAGGGGTACATTGTGGAGCGTGTTAATTTAATGTACGTAACGAAATGATTTTATGTATTATCTTAGCGGCGGTACTTATCGCGATCGCCGCATATTATCCAATTAAACTTATAAAATTTTATTGTATGGAAAGTTTTGAACAAGGCCTGAAGGCCAAAATTACACGGGACTTAAGAGAAGGAAGAGTTTCTACTAACCTTATTTTGCTGACGCTTGGCGCGGGCGGTTTGCGTCTCACACGTAACCAATTAGATGTTATTTTCGAATGGATGTTACAGAATACGAACGCGTGGCGCGTGCACACGTACGCAGACAAAAAGGTAGCAGTGGTGTTTGCGCGCTCTCCATTCCACCCGGAAGAGTGGGATAATTACAAGGACTACAAACACGTGATGCTCCAAATGTTCGGCGGGTTCGGAACTTATGACTTTCTAACCGCCCGCACCACCGAGGTCGAATCATACCGGATTAAGAAAAACCTAGAAATTTCATTAAAAGAACTAGCCATTATTGACAACCCTATAAAACTGTATGACTACGTTACGTTTGACTACAATGGGGTGCCTACTCTGGGAATGGTAACAGGTAATGGTGTAAGGGACGGAATTTATTCTGTGAAAATATTATCCGGGGAATTGCGCGGACAACGTGCAACACTTGGAAAAGGGAACAGAATAGCTAAAATAGAACCGGATGAAGCGGTTAAGGAACTGGCCCGGCAAAAGGAGGAGTGGAAGAACAAGAAGCTCGAGGAAACCATAGTGGAACGGAGAGAAACGTTTAGAGAGAAGTATGGCAACATTGTACGCGGATCATATTTGAAGAGCGGGATTTCCCTTTATATAGTCGAATCCGTAGACATGGTAGAAGAAAAAGCTACGGCGATTAGACTATTATGTTCTTTTATCAAACAACCCGCGGGTGAAAAGTGCATACTTCCCTTAGAAAATGGATTTAAATTAATAACAGCTGAAGAAGCAGCAGAAATTTTATTAAAAGAATACAGCAATGAGTAACAAGAAAAAATTAAAATCACGCGATGGCGCAACGCGCATAACACCGGACAAAAGTACAGGAGACTTTTGCGGACTGTATAAGTTACAAACGTATAACGATCGCCGCGGAGTATGGGAGAACTTGAAAGGGTGTACCAACATCACCTGGGGCAAAGCCGTAATAGCCCGGAAAAATTTCGTAGCTCTACGAAGGGCGTGCAAAGTGGCAAACGGCGCAAGCCTGCATATTAACGTACCAACATATGAGGGCAACGGAAACTAGTGAAAAGGTATTCGAGCGTACTATGTCTAAGTACGTAGAGAATAAAGGAGGGATGGCAGTTAAGCTGCTATCCCAATTTATTAACGGGCTCCCGGATCGGCTGTACTTGTTACCGGGTGGGACGGTTATCTTTGTTGAGTTCAAGTCTACGGGCTGCAAGCCTAGACCGATACAGCGCGTTATACTCGACCGGATCGCCGCGCTAGACTTTAATGTACGTGTAGTATCGAACCCTGACGAGTACAACGATTTGAAGGAATTGATAGACTTTTATGTTAACGGGCGTTAACTAGGAGCGTTTAATGCAAATCAAAGTTAAGAGTTTACCCTATATTTTGGTAGTTCATAATTAAGCCGTATCTTTGAAATGTCAAAAGGAAATAACCACTTAAAAATTAAAGATATGAAGAGTCAATTTATAGAATGTTTTGTAGAACTTACGGAGGAAGAATTAGAACGCAGTTCGATGAAAATGCAGGAGTTAGTTAAGGCGTTGAAAACCTTTACCCCCGAAGAAGTTAAGAAAATACGCTCTACAAAATCTCTCCCTCCTTATTTCGCTAAACTAGAGATAAAAGAGTTTACCGCCGATATGCTCACAGTGCTAAACGCTAGCGAATCAGATTTTAATCACGCAATAGCAACCTTTAAAATTTAAATAATAACCCGGGCGGGTAACACCGCCCACAACATCCAAAAGATACGAAAGAAAAAATTTTAATTATTGGAAGACCTGGAACAGGTAAAACAAATTTAGGAAATGTGTTATCCGAGTTAATGAATTATGATTTAGTGGATGAAGTTCCTTCTGCGCAGTGGCTATTCGTAAATGCCGAACCGAGAACGGTATATGTGTCAAACAGTATAACGAAGGCAGAAGCCACCCTGTATCTAAGGAATTTCACGGTAATCACAGTATCAAACTTATAAAAATTAGAATCATGAAAAAATTAATCAGTATTTTAGCAGTAGTTTTGTTATCAGTTAGCGCAATGGCGCAAGTATCATCCGCATCAGGCAGCCTAAAGACGCTTAAGTCTTTCCGTCTAGGGACTTGTAAGATCGTAGAAGTAACGAAGGGCGACGCAGTAACCTATCAGATCACCGGACAGCTAGCCGGAACAAGTTCCCTAGAGATGGACATCGATCTAGGCGACGCGGACGCGGCGGTTAAGACGCTCTTAAGTCTGGCCGAGTACAAGCCTTCAAGTAGAAATGAGATAGTACACCTTAACAACCCTGCGGGACATACCGCACGTTTCCCGAAGATGGCGGGCGTGTGGCAGATATTCAGCCCGGGCAATCAGTTCACCGTTAACATCTCACGTAACGAGCTTAAGAAGATGGCGGAAGTAATAACCAATAATAAATAAGATCATCATGGAAGTATATAGAAACAACAACGGGCAATTACTCAAAGTAACAAAAGCCCAAAACGGGCGGATCGTAGCAAAGTGTGGAAATAAAACGAAGAGTTTCGAGAACGAAAAGCAATTTAACGTGCACCTGTATAACAAAGGTTTTCACCTTGCAATGACAGACCGTGCCACAATATTCGCGCGTCGATTCGAAGAATACGGGAACTTATCAGCGTTTATTGATATGATCCCCAACAAAGATTTAGCCTTTCAGAAAGACGGAGCGATTTACACATGTTGGTTTTTGGAGTTCAAACCTAACGGAATGGTAGAGGTTAAGGCTAATACGGACTTCTCATATACGAACGAACTAGGATATAAATCCGTGACATTGAACATATCAGATTTAATTGTAATTCAAGGAGGGATAGAATAATGGTAGACTTCAATAAGAAACTAAAGGTAGACCGTATCAATCTATTTTGTGATGTGGTTACGAAGATGGCGAACGGAACGCCCGCCGAGGGCTACGCGATCGGGGACGCTATCAAGCAATTACCCGAGAACCTGCAACAGTTTTTAATATCAGAAGTACCGGACGTGATACTACGCAGGGAGTACGGCCGCCGGGAACTACACAAGGGTGACAACGTAGCGTTCGAAGGGGCCGACACGATAGCCGAGGTTTACAAGGAAGAAGTGTTTAACGCCAATAAGGCGGAAGCCCTGAAAGACTTGCTAGGTATCAAATCAAAGTTCCCCGATATACTGGACGTTGTAGCGGAAGTCCTTAAGTGTTTCCCGGAACGGTACACGCTAGATGATATTTTCGACATGTTGTACAAAAAGGATTTAGGGCTATGAATGAGGGATTCAAAAAAATCTAGTTCATACTCTGATGAGTGGTACACGCCCAAATTCATCATAGACAGTTTAGGCAAATTTGATTTAGACCCGTGCGCACCGAGCGTACCACTATTCAAAACCGCCGAAGTGATGTATAATGAATTCGACGACGGACTAGCGCAAAAATGGGAGGGGCGCGTGTGGCTTAACCCGCCTTATTCCCGTCCGCTGATAAACAAGTTTATGCGCCGGATGACAGAACACAACCGAGGGACGGCCCTAATCTTTTCGAGGACTGACACGGAACTGTTTCACACGGAAGTGTTCGGCAAGGCAACCGCGGTTAAGTTCTTGAAAGGTAGAATTAAGTTTCTAAGGCCGGACGGAAGCGAAGCCGGGACACCCGGATGTGGTAGCGTGTTAATCGCGTACGGTGAAGAGGATGCGAATATGTTAGAATGTAATGAACTAGAAGGAAAATTTATAAGGTTATGAAATGTATATACGGATATAATAAGGAATACACCGGAACTATAATACAGTTCGTAGTGGTGGGGGCTGATGTAAGAGCCATTGTAATGAATTCAATTAGCAAACGGGTTAGTGTCGAGCCACTACATGTATTAATAATAACGAAATTATGAAAACAATTAGAGTAGGCGGGCATACATACGCCGCGGTGGAAGTAGATGAAAACACAGCGTGCAAAGGCTGCATATTTTATACGGTCGGGTGGGACATGAATACACCGAGGTGCACCGCGGTTGATATCCCCGAGCTTCAGTGCGACGCGGATAACAGGGAGGACGGAAAGAACGTTATATTTAAATTAATGGCTAACAATGTTACAGAGGAGTAATTTACATGGTTATCAGCGTACCGCCGTCCAGCACATCAAGGAACACCCGGACGCGGCTCTATTCCTTGATATGGGACTGGGAAAGACGGTGAGCACGCTAACGGCCGTAGCCGATCTAATAAACGAGTTCGAAGTCACTAAGGTGTTGATAGTAGCCCCCAAGCGTGTAGCCGAAATGACGTGGGGCGATGAGATCGAGAACTGGGCGCATATCCGCCACCTTCGTTTGTCAGTCATTAAAGGCACGGCGAAGCAACGCGAGATCGCAGCACGGGCTGACGCGGACGTTTACACAGTGAGCCGGGACAACCTTGTTTGGCTTCTGCAAATGTGGGGAGGGTCTAAAGTACCGTACGATATGTTGGTACTGGACGAGTTGTCCTCTTTCAAAAACCATCAGTCTAAACGCTTTAAAGCCGCAAAGATTATCCGGAGAAGTGTTAGCCGGGTGGTGGGTCTGACGGGTACGCCGGCACCGAACGGACTAATAGACCTATGGGCGCAAATGTATTTAGTCGATGGAGGGCAAAGGTTGGGAAAGACGATCACCGATTACAGGGCCAACTACTTCAGACCGGGCGCGCAGAACGGAGGTATAGTGTACGAGTACAAACCGCTTGCAACAACCGAGGCGGTATTAGGCGAGAAAATAGCCGACATCACATTATCAATGAAAGCCCTAGACTTCCTAGATATGCCGGAACTTACATACCTAAACAACTACGTAGAGTTATCGCCAAAGGTGAAGAAGCAGTACGATAAGTTTGAAGAGGATCAAGTACTCCAGCTTATGCAAGAGGAAGAGATCACAGCGTTAAGCGCGGCGGCCCTATCAAACAAACTCTTACAGTTCGCGGGCGGTGCGATCTATGACGCGGACCGGAACATACACACCGTGCATGATGAGAAGCTAGAGACGTTGGTAGAGATGATAGAAGCCGCGAACGGATCTCCAGTACTGGTTGCTTACAACTTCCAGCACGAGAAAGCACGCATACTGGAAGCCCTGAAAGGTTTTGGCGCGGAAGCCCTTGAAGGTGTGGATAGCGTACGCCGGTGGAACGAGGGAAAGATACCCGTCTTAGTGACGCACCCGGCTAGCGCGGGGCATGGCCTCAACATGCAGAAGGGCGGCAACCGGATAATATGGTACGGTACTACCTGGAGCCTGGAACTATACCAGCAGTTCAACGCCCGCTTATGGAGACAGGGACAAAAGAATAGCGTGTTTGTCCATCACATTATTACGCGGGGTACAATTGACGAGCGGGTTATTGGAGCATTGACCGGGAAAGCGGACACGCAAAACGGTTTAATGAATATGGTTAAAGAACTAATTAAAAAATATAGAGTATGAAAAGAGTAAGTTACAAAGTGGGTGATATTGTAGAACTGGCAGACGGTGTGCAATACGTGTATCGCGGACAGAATAGGAAACTAAGAAGCTATGTGTACGATCCGGTATTACCGAACCGGTTACCGATATTCTTCGCCTTGACGGATGAAGAGTGTGTAAAGTATGGTTATAATATAGGTGCGGTTCCGTTTTCTTGGAAAGTGGACGTAAGCGTTGTAGTGCTTAAAGGGGTATGAAAAAAGTGAAGCTTATATTTTTCGAGCCGGGGCAGAAGGCCGAGCACGAAGGCGTGACGTACGTAGCGGAGTTACAAGCGAAAGGCGGGCTATGCGCCGGGTGCGCGTTCAGCAAGCGCGGCGAGCCGTGCATGTGTCCTAGGGGCTGGGTGTGTGTGTAGATGTAATAGACAGTAGTAATATAATATTTAAGAAGGTATGAAAAAGTTAATCAATTGGTGGAAAGCGTCGAACCGCTGGAAGCATTTCTTATTTGCGATCCCGCTTGGTGCGGTGTGTGGCGCTCCGTTCACTACGGGCGTAGGTTTGGGCATGGAGATAAAGGATCACTTATACGGCAACCGGGCTGACTTCGTAGATTTCCTTCTAACCGCTGTTGGCGGGGCGATCGGGCATGGCGTTATGCTGGCCGTTGGTCTGGACTATATGATAGGGTATTTAATCAGTTTAATATTTTAAGTTATGGAAAAAGCAATAATAGCACTTTTTGCGTTAATGGGCTTAAGTTTTATCAGTATGGCGGTGGCAATAGTTTTTGATAAGTCGCGCTTAATAGATTTTGATAAGTCGCGCTTAATAGATTTTTTCTGTCTGGCATGTATGGCGCTTGGAGGGGTGACCCTTGTGTTAAGTTTTGTAAACCTGTTATTAATAGTTTAAGTTATGGAAAATATGGATCATTTATTCAGAATGCAAGAGATAGAAGAGTTGCAAAAGGCAACGGGTAGAACATATGTTGGTGGCATGTTCAAGACCGCACTGTACCGCGCAGAGAAGGCGCAGTATAATATGCGTGCCAAGATAGATAATCGTGTGTCGGTTTACGCCGAGCGCGTACCGCGTACGGCTAAAGAGATTACGACGATCACGATTTACCGGAAGAGCGAGCCGGAACGCCGGGTGGACTTATCGAGAATTGAGGCGTTGCGTTTGATCAGTGAACTTAAGGAGGCGTTGAAGCTATGATGAAGAACGGATTGAAAATGCTAGGGCAAATGGTTCTGGCGATAGCGGCGGGGATCGCGCTTGGTTGTATTCTAGTATGTATCTTAAACAATTTATAGTATGCCGACACCATATATTAAGAAGAAACAAAGAAAAGTGTTGCTTATCGAAGATATGGCACGAGTTTATAATCTTCATGCGTTTTTCATTTTCAATTGGCTTGAAGCCAACGGTGTGAAGTACGCCAAGGTAAAAGGAAAGCCGTTTCACGCCGTAAATGCCGAGATATTCTGCGAGGCGATCCGGGACATAATGTATGCAGCCAGTAAGGTACGGGACGACAGGAATACCCGAATCGACCCGGAACGCATACCGACAGTAGAGAATATGCTGTACCGTGACAAGGACAAGAAGCGGATAGGGCCTTATGAGAATGACGATATAGAGAGGCCGATCTACACGAGCAAAGACACCGAGACGAACAAATACGGCATAGAGGTTTCAATGCTGTACCGGGTCAATATGTATTGTGACGGCAGCAGGACGCTAGACAAATTGAACCACCGTACTTTGAGATGGGAAAACATAGAAAGGGCGGAGAAATGGAAATGTAAAGAAATTTTGGACGACTGGAAGGTTTTATACGGGTTGGTTATATAAGGATTGAGGGGTTAATGTATAAAAACGTTAACCCCTTTTTGTGTTAAAATCGTGTTAACGCTTTTGGCGCACTTCTACAAAAACTTTGTGCGAGAAAACTTTTTAGAGAGAAAAGTTGATTTTAACTGTATTTTAACTAAAAAGCCTGTTTTTGACAAAAAAGTAGCCAAAACGTCTTTTACAACTCAATTTCATGTTTTACACCTGACCGCACTCACAGGACGCAGAACGCATTTTTCAAGTTTTTGATGTAAAAGGTTAAAATTTGTTTCTTTTACACCTAAATCGCTTATTTATAGTACTTTATCATATAATATAGTGTATTTGTAATAGATGTAAAGATGATTAGTAGTGGAGTACATATTAATAAGTAATAATATAGTTAACATAAATATACTATTGTTATTTTAAATAATAAATATATGGTATTTTTTAAATATACTCTATAGGGAAACTACCTTTTCATCGTTTACATCATTTACATCGGGCTGAAACCCCGATGAACAGGGCGTTTCAGGTGTAAACGATAGTTTTGGTAGGTGTAAAGATGGCGATTTGGGCGGAAAAAGCGTATTTTTGTAGAGTTGTAAATAAAAATTATATGGCTACAAAGAAGAAAGAAATTATAGAAACGAAGGAAGCGGTACAGCTGCCGAAAGTCGAGAAGGTCAGGCCGGATTACGCGCACTTCCAATTAGCTCCCACATACGCGACCACCAAGTATTTGGCGGATTCGTTCAATTACACCAAGTGCTACCAAGTCGCCACAGCGCACTATGGTATGACGCCTATCTGGCAGGAGCCCCAAGAACTTTGGGAGGCGTACGCGATTTACTCGGCTTGGTGCGAGGCTACGCCCGTTATAACACAAGAGGCCGTCAAGTCCGGTAACATGGCCGGGACGCTCTATGAAGTGCCAAAGAAGCACCTTCAATCGGAGGGGGAGTTCTGTATGTTCCTTGGGGCAAATCCCGTGTACTTAAGCAATAGACGCTCCACGTACGCCGAGAACCTCAAGGAGTTCGATCTGACGATATGCGCGGACTTCATAGCGGTGATCGACAGGATACGCGAAGCCATCGCACAGGAACTCGATCAAGGTGCGACGGTGGGACAGTTCGACGCCAACTATGTTCGTGCCTTACGGGGCATTAAAACGCAAATGGACTACACGTCTAACGGTGAAGCCATCAAGGGCGGTTTGACGGTCAACGTAACCGATCCGAAAGTACGTGCAAAGGTTAGCTCGATTAAGAACTTTAAAAAGAATCATAAGGAGGACGAGAAGTAATGAATTGCACCTATGTATTCAATAAGATGATAGAGCCGTTTTGTGACCCCTATATAAGAGGTATCGCGAGCAAAGGAGGTACACGTTCTTCCAAGACGTGGAGCGTGTTACAGCTCCTCTATCTGGTCGCTAACGAAAGCACCGAGCCCCTTATGATCTCATGCGTTACCGACACGCTCCCGGCGGTCAAGCGCGGTATGTTCCGCGACTTTCAGAACATGCTGCTGGACGAAGGGGTGTGGGACGACAACGCCCTCAACAAGTCTGATTTGATCTACACGGTGAAGCCGGGCGTGTACATCGAGTTCTTCGGGTGCGACAACGCGTCGAAGGTACATGGCCCGGCCCGTGACATTCTTTTCATCAACGAGGCGCAACGCGTGCCCCGCGAGATATTCAGGCAGCTGGACGTACGTACCACGATCAAGGTTATCATTGACTTCAACCCGGTGCGCCGCTTCTGGGGTGAGACGGACTTCACAGGCGACAAGTACGTAACGATCCATAGCACCTACAAGGATAACCCGTACCTAACCAAGCAACAAGTAGAGGCGATAGAGCGCAACGCTAAGGACGCTAATTGGTGGCGCGTCTACGGTGAAGGACTGACGGGCGGGCTGGAAGGCCTCGTATATCCCCAAATCGAGACGATCGACGCTTTGCCGGAGGATTTAACAGGCGAGGACGTTAAGTTCGTCACAGGGCTTGATTTCGGCTTCCAGAACGACCCGACCGCTATTGTCAAAATCTACATGCGGGGCATGAACCTGTATATCGATGAGGTGTGTTACGAGACGAAGATGCTTAACCGCACGATCGCCGAGCGTCTTAAGATGGAAAGACTGGACCGCACCATTACGGTATGTGACAACGCCGAGCAGAAGTCTATCATAGAACTAAGGGGGCTAGGCTGCAACACGATCCCCTGCATAAAAGGAAAGGGATCAATCAGGGCGGGCATACAACAGGTGAAGCAGTTCAACCTGTTCGTGACGAAGCGGAGCACGAACGTACTGGACGAGGTAGACAATTATACATACGTCAAGGACAACCTAACCGACACGTACACCAACGAGCCGGTAGACGCTTACAACCATGCATTGGATGCAGTACGTTACGGCGTTGACTATCTTATACGTAAATACCGGCCGAGATACGCAAATAATGATTAGATTTGCAGCATGAGAGTAGACGATCGGGTACGCATTAAATACGATTATGCCGGGGACACCGGGACGGTTACGGAGACCGGTGTGTTAGGCGTGGTCGTGCAATGGGACGGATCGAACGTTGAGGAGTGGTATTATTACGAAGAACTAGAACTGATTGAATATGAGTAAAACAGCGTTTTATGGCGTGGAGTGGTTGATCCTGCAAGAGCAAACCAACTGGCAGGGAAAGATTAAAAACGCTTTCCGTCGCTTGTGGTGGAAAATTTGTGGGTATTACAACCGCAAACAATTGGAATATATTTGTAACTTGCATCCGAATTACAAGGGCGGCCTAACTTCTGACCAAGCAGCGACACTTAACGCGGTGGCAGAGTACGCTAAGGCCGACCCTTTTATTATAAAAGACAGGAAGCTCGTGTACCGTATACCCCGTATAGAGGACGTGACGCTATGGCAGGTTATCGAGGCGAGAAGGAGCGAGACAGCAACGGAGAAGGTTACTAAGTGGTGTACGCCTATCGAGCACAAGCCAGCCGAGTATGCGCCGGATAACGTCTACCATTTGCTATGCGCAACGAAGTACATCAAAGAGCAGATCGAAACGGCGGACGGACTAGAGAAACGGTTGTTCCCTTTTGACGCAGGGAGCACGCCGGAAGATGATCCGATCAAGGAGGCAAAGAACGTGCTGACGCTCGTACAGGCTACAGCGGAATTATTCGCTTGTTCGTTCGAGGACGCGAAGCGGATCAACTATCTAGATGCGATGCTGGCGCTGTCCAAGCGGCACGAGGAGAACGAGAAACAGAAGGCAGAGATGAAGAAACATTATAAATCATAACGTTATGGGTTTAAAAAAGTATGAGATTATTACAGTAGGGAGCGACAAGAGAGTACGCGCCCTTCGTTCGTGGGCGGTAGGCGACCGTTACGTCAATATTGGCGACGTGGGCGGTATCGTGTACGACGAGAAAACCTTATCACAGGACGGCGCTTGCTGGCTGTTTAGGGGCAACTTCGGTTTTCCCGGTGCACGCATTGGCGGGGATTCGATCGTAGACGTAGGCGAAGTGACATTACCCGATACAGGTACGCCTAACGTAGACATTCTAGGGTCTAGTGTCGTAGTGGGTAGTAAATTACGGTTCACGTCAGATCAAACAGTGGCGGACGCGGTGGTGCTGACGGCGGCTGACTTTGAACAAGGCGGCTTTAATCCACGGATTGTGGGCAACCCGTTAACAGGTTCAGACAGCCCTATCTATATAAGGACTAAAAACCCTATATTTGCAGGCGGTAAAACCGTAACCCTTAAATGCGAAGTTCCGGGGTACTCGGTTCAAGCGTTTGTATTGGATCGTGACGGACTTGTTATAACGGGCACACTGACCACTGCAACGGGGGCGGGCGTAGCCATAACAGTACCCGCCGGGCAGTACTTTAGTCTTATGATGACGAAAGCCCCGGCAGATGAAACAACCCCGGCAGACGCGACAGCCGCCCAAATCACGTTTACGGGCACTTATGAAACCAAGCTTTCCGTCATTGATTCACGTGTTGAGATCAACCCGGCAACCGCTACAGGCATGGCAATAATCAAACCGGGCGGCATATATGCGATCAGTCCCGGTGCGAAGTACCCGGAGGCGATCATAAGAAATTCCAATATGTCTATAATCGTTCCGGCGAGTGCTAATAGAATATTCCGTTTGATGGGGCAGGTGATCCGATCACCTGCAACGCTAGACGCCACGGCGGGCGAAGTTGCGATATCCGGGTCGTACAGCAATATCAAGAACCTAACGGCTTCAGGCATATTGCCCGTCGCCTTAGATGTAAGAGCATATAACATTATACAGGCTCACGACTGTGATAACTTCGTAGTATCACCTACGATCTTTCCCGGACTGGCAGCAGCCCAAACGGCTAACATGCCTTTTATCTTCCAAGGATGTAACGTTCCGAACGGTATATTCTACCATCACGCACAAGTAGCCAACACTTATAAGAACATTGATTTCGCGAAGGCTCAAGCTGATTTGGGCAAAGCTATTGCGTCCGGTGAAATACTTGCTAGTTCAGAAGTTGAAGGGATGTACCGTGCGTATTCAGTATCGGGGACTGTTTTTGGCGGTCTAGTTGAGGGTTACGATAGTGTCAAGTCCCTGAACATGGCGGGCACAGCAAGCTCTTATGGCACTACGATCTATAAGGACGCATATTTCACCGGACTGTTTGACTTCGCGGGTACGAACGTATTTGGTAATAAAGTTCGCAGCCATCAATTGGCACAGGTTCTGAACGTTCAACCGCGTGCGGTACAAGGTGAGTTCAATACGAGGACAACCGGACAAACCGTTACGGGTGTTGCACCTAGTACTTCCGTAGTTTCAATTGCGACCCCGTTCCGGGTGGCTGGGGGTAAGGGTCTTACAGTTCTGACACCCCCCGCAGGTTTGCGGGTTTTAGTGTTATTAACAGACATTAATAATAAAGTCATTACAAACACCGGGTGGGTAAGCGTAGAAACAAACCTTTCGCCCGTCGCGGTCTCTACATCTTATTACGCGTATATATCAGTAAGAAAGACCGCATTAACCGATCTAAACCCTTCTGACGTGGCAGGTACTCAAATAGTAACATACAACGGTTGTAAGATCGTGAACACAGGAGAAACGGCGGTTAACATGAAGGGTAATATCCGTGTAGAAGATAACGCTACACTCGTCGATGCTAGCGTAGTTGGGTCGGGCTACTTCGGAGGAAACGCTGATGTGTCGGGCGTGACTGTTGAAGGGTGCGCCTACGTGAAGGATAACGCCGTAATCGTAGTACCGGCCGGATCAGCAACTATTCGTAGCTTGAAAATGACCGAAAACGCGTACGCCGCACCGGCAGCTCTTACTTTGAACGGCCATATATGGTTGTCGGGCAATTCAAAGTTTATCCCCGCAGCTGCCGCGTCAGGTAACGGTGATCTATTTATGCAGGATAACGCGGTTATATCGGGGTCGGTGTCCGTGAGCGGGTCACTCACCATGAAAGACAACGCTAAGGTGAGCGCGGGTACATTAAGCGTATACGGAGATATAACCGTTTGCGGTTCGTACAATCAAACTGTAAGTAAATTGTGGACGGGTAAACGCGTGATTGACAACGAGAACGCGCCGGGATACGATAATAACGTAAAAACTCAATATGACTTTTAAAGGGATATTAGATCAGGTTGGAACATGGGGGGCGCAACATGCGCTTCCCGTATTCTTTGGAGATGAGGCCACACGTAATCGACTGGCAAACGATATAACGGGTGATTTTATCTTTGTTGATGTGCCCGGAGGGAGGCAGGACTATAATGACTACGCCGCCGAGACGTTCGCGATCACGGTGCTTATACAGGTACTGGGGACTTCACACTACGAAAGTGACAGCTCTTCCGAGATCGATGTACTGGATCGGACGTTTACAGTAATAACCGACATAGCGAAGAAGGCGGTTTGCCTCTACGAATCCGAGGGCGCGGCGGTAACCAAGCGCCAAAACATTTACGACAGTCCTAAATCGGGCTGGGAGATAACTCTTAATCTATCTGAATAATGGCACGTAACGCGATGTTGGAAATAGAGGTCCTGTTAACCAAGCTACGGGACGACATAGAAGCGTCTTACAAGGCTAAAGGGCTGATGGCATCCGGTAACTTTGCCAAAGAGCTTAAGTTGGTTGTAGGCGGCAACAATGCTAAGATAACCGCACCGCGCTATGTGGGTGCGATGGAAGGCGGAAGGATCGCAGGTAAACGCCCCCCGCTTTGGATCATACGTAAATGGATCGAGGACAAGAACAGGCAAGGCGCGAACATACCGTTAACCGCGGCTTATCCGATCGCGAAAGCTATCGGAGAGTTCGGGATCAAAGTACCCAACAGCCACAACCCCGGCGGCGTAGTATCGGACGTTCTCAACCCTGCAAGGGTATTGAAGTTACAAAACGAGATAGTAACTATAATTAAATATGCTATTATTGACACTTTAAATATTAAATAATGAATATATACATACCGATAGCAGATGTGACACTAACCGACGGCCAGACCTATGACGGGCAGTTACCCGTGTGGGCTACACGCCCGCTAATGGTGAAGGTGACAACGGGCACGAACGAGCCTGTTAATATTACTGTGAGGAACAGCGGATTGGCGGTTAAAACCATAACTTTGCCATATCAGCAGTACGGGATGGACGTTGACCTATCCTTCGCTGCCCCTTTGCTTAAGCGCGCCGACCGTAACAAGTCGCAGGGTACGCCGTGGTTTATGCAACAGGAGCTATTGTTCTGGGTATCCGACCCGACGGACTATATAACTATTCCGGTATTCCATTGCGATCTCACATACTGGGACACGCTAGGAGTAGATGCGGCTCTTCCCCAACCGCCGAAACCGCGTATACCGGGGCATACACTAGACATATTCTTCCCCTATGTTATACACCCGTCTGACGCGTTTTTCCTTGAGGTTGAACCCGTGACAGGCGCGCCCGGTAATGTTATATTTCCCGCTACCTATGTACTGGGAAACACTATTGATATCACGTATATCAAAAAGTTGACAATTAAAAACGTGTGGGGTAACGGGCTGGATCAAGTGATTAACTATGAAGATCGCCTAATGTCTGACGCTGTCTATGATACCGGGCTTCAATGCGCTTTGCGCGCCAGATGGAACATGCGCAACGGGCAATGGTTTTGGGCTGCATTTAAAGATTACTTTTGGTCTAACAAGTTCACACCGATCCGAGGACGTGGAGGCGTAACGGAACAAGCGGAGATCACTATAAACCTAGAGTACGGCGAAGAGTATTATAACGTGTACCAAGAGTTGTTGGTATCTTCAAACGTAGTGTTCGAGTTGAACCTTCCGGGCATAAACCAATATCAATCGAAACGCTTTAGGGCGGAAGTTTCAGGCGACACCGGCGCGCGCTGGTCTAACAGTACCAAGACGTACAGGCAGCAAGTAAGGTTCAAGACCACGAAACTACAAGACAACTACATGTTCCCGTTAGCACCGGATCAACCGCCTGCACCGTCGATCGTGTTTACAGCACAGAAAAACCCGTGGACGATCGTCGCGGCCTACGCGGAAGGACTGGTTAACAGCATATACAGTAACACGACATGGCAAGTACAGAGCGAACCGAGCTGGCTTACTGTGACTAACGGCACGACGCTATTAACGCCCGGCATGTTCGAGCAGGGCAGCATATTGTTTAGCGCGGGCCTGACCTGGGAACAAGCAAAAGTGGGAAGCTCGTATAACATAAGACTAAAAAAACCCTTCACGGAAATAGATAACAATGCGTACCGTATTATAGCAAATGATCCAGCGTACGAATGTGTATTTGACTATTTAGATGAATACGGGAAGCTTGTTACAAATTCCGGATGGCGTTCCATGGGGGCTATAATAAACACAGGTAGGAGTCCACAAGTGGCTTTACGTATCAAAAAATCGGACGGTACCGCGATCACGCCCGCAGACATCACATCGATAAACGCCTATTGGGGGAAACGTTATCACCAATTCCCGGCGGGTACGTCTAATCTCACCGCAACGGTAGCCGCCAACACTGGTGAACCGAGAACGGGTAACATAGTCCTAGAGAATATAGTGGGGTCTACTACCTATACAATACCAATCAGGCAGGCGGGCGCAACGGGCAATATATCGGTAGACACACCGACGTTTAACATAGGCTATCTAACACACCCGGTAACTGTGAACGTTACATCATTTGGTAACTGGTCTGTATCGGCCCGCGATACGTGGATCACACCAAATAGGTATGTAGGACCAAACGGAACAACCGCCGTAACGTTAACGATCGGGGATAACTTGCCGGCAGGCGCGTCCGCTAGAACCGGAATAATAACGTTCTATAACGACTTAACCGGGAATATAGCAGTAGTTACGGTTAATCAGGGAGGCGCGCCAACTTCGATCAAAATATTACCGTCGCGTGTGTCAGGCCCTAAAGCCGGAGGAAACCAAATCGTGCTCGCGGCGGCAGCATCCGAAAATAGCTGGACTATGGGTAGCGCGCCTAGCTGGGTATCCATTACACCTACGTCGGGAGGGTCCGGGCAAACCGCCATAGCTGTTAAATACGATACGGCGAATCCCGGAGCAGCGCGGACAGGGCAATTGAGAATCGAGAATATGACTACGCACGAGATTGCGATTTGTTTAATCACACAGGAGGGATAAGATGAAAATAGTATCATTAAGAGTTAACGGTTACGACATAGACGGTTTAGATAACGCAACGGTCAAGATCACATTAAACAACATTTCCCCGGTTACTATGACCGGGGACAGTGTAGCGTTCAGTGCTACGGTAAAAGTGCCGAGAACGCCCAACAATGACCGGACGTTCATAGGGCTAAACAAAGGTTTGCTTAACTGTGAGTATTACGTAGCCGAGGTGCTGATAGCGTCTATACCGTTCAAGTATTACGCTTATGTGTCTGACGAGCCTACGCCGTTCTACGCCAAGGTATCAGCGTCTCAAACGGAGTACACGATCAACCTTATTGAGAGTACGGACAAGTGGGCCGACGTTAGTTTACCTATATCCGCGCCGCCCGTTTACGGTACGGTGCAGGATGGAGCGCTACCCATCAGCGCGGCAGACCTTTCCGAGCTAGTAAGACGCTACGTCACGTTCCCGCAAATCACGTTCCCGGCGATCAACCCGGAATACAGCACAGGTATGGCCGTGCCGGACGCGTTATCGCAGCAGGCCTCTATCATTGTGAAACGGCGCGATCTTACATGGCAGGGAGACGTAGCGACGGGATCGACAAAGTTAGTGCCGCAGAACTACACGAAGGGGCGCGGAGGGTACGTATATCCCAAAAAAGCTACAATCGTAATGGATAACACTAGTATATATGTGAACGCCTCTTATTTTGGGAACGGCACGGGGGGCATAACTCCTGGCTTCCTACTATCGGCAGGGCAAGGCCGACAGATTGTAATGATCATAGAGTATGTTGGCGCGTCTATTCCGACCAGCAAACCGCCGATACAGTTACGGGGGGTGGCATCGGGTTTGGGTAGATCATTGGCATATTCGGGGCAAATATCGGACCGGATTTGGATTTACACGTCCGCTCTAAACGTTAATATGACTATGTACCCGAAAACGGATTCCTACATGAAACTATCCGCAACTATCAGGGGAGTGACCCGGGACGACTATTTTAAGTTTCCCGACGGTTACTCGCCGGAAGAGGTTATAAATTGCGGGGACGGTAAAATAATATATGATTTGGAAATTGCGCCCGCGTCTCAAACTGTTTACTCTCAACCCGCGGATTTCCCCTACAATGACGTGAAAAAGCTAGTTGATGATATGTGTACGGCATGGCATTGGCGGAAGATTTACCGAAACGGTACGTTACGTGTAGAACCAATAGTAGATGCAGACCTTCGGGACGGTACGTCGGACGCGTGGTCGCATATACACGATTGGAGCGACAAATTACGTAGCGTCGAGACGGTAGATGTGCCGGACGAGTTCGCGGATCAATACGTGTGCAGTCTGGACGCTACGCAATTCAGTTACAGCAACGGCGCGGGCACCGTTACGCCTGTTAAGGACGCGTATAAGTCCGGCGTTAAGTTCACATACGATCGTATGATCTTTCCGAAACTGGGACTTACCAGTGTATTCACCACTCCATCACCGAGTTTGCCATTTATTTATGTAGGGAGCATTTATTATTCGTATATAAACCGACATTTCGGTATGTTCAGATCACGGGTACAGGTGAAAATAAAGGCGCAATTAGAGTATGCAGACGTTGAAAACCTACGATTAGGGGATGCTTACTACTTTTCGCAGCTGAATAGCTGTTTCTACATTAAATCTTTAGGCGAATATGACGTAGCAACCGGGAATTGTAAGCTATCTTTGTACAAAATGGATTTAAAGTAAATTAATATGGCGGATCAAGTAACATTATTAGACCTTAATTTTGGCACGTCTGAAGCCGAGAAGGGGCTAGACGCGTTAATAGCTAAGAGTATGGCCCTTGCAAAGACTAAAAAGGATTTGCAAGCGGCGTACGCTTCCGAGAAGAAGGAGCTAGACGCGCTAAATCAGAACTACGCGGACGGACTTGTACAGCAAGACAAGTACGACGCAACTGTTAAGAAGCTGAATAAGTCTCTGATCGAGACGCAAAAGGCGATCCTAGACAACAAGGAAGCCAACAAACAGAATAATGCCGAGATCAAGAGTACGAAAACGCTCCTAGACAATGAAGCCACGAGCGTCAACGCTTTGCGTGCACAGTTAGCGCAGAACACCTCGGAGCTGAACAAGATGAGCGAGGCGCAACGGACTACCAGCAAGGAGGGGCAGGACTTGACCGAGCAGACTAAAGCGTTATCGGACAAACTTAAGGAGCTGGAAAAGTCGGTAGGCGACAACCGCCGTAATGTCGGTAATTACGCCGAGAGCGTTAAAGACGGCATATTACAGACACAGGGACTAACCGGAGGCACTGGCGCGCTAGTGGGACAGATGAAAGGCGGCATAGCCGGGGTGCAGGCGTTCAACGCAGCATTAAAGGCGAACCCTATTATATTTGTCGTGTCTATTGTGTTAACACTTATCGGTACCATCGAGAAGCTGATGAAACGCAACAGTGAGTTAGCGACTAGCCTGCAAGCGGCGTTCGCCCCGTTTAAGGTGATTTTCGGGCGTTTGCTGGACTGGATAACCGGATTGTTTGAGGGCGTAGCGTTCTTGCTTGAAAACCTTGCTAAGGGCGTTACACGGCTTCTAGACAAATTAGGGCTTATCAGTGAAGAGACGAAGAGGGCAGCAGCGGAAGGCGCGAAGCTAGCAACCCAAACGCAGAAGATTTACCAAGCCGAAACGGCGGCACTCGTACCGATGGCACAGATGCGGCGCGAGATGGAAGAGTTTAAGACCCTTGCAGCGGACCAAAACAAGTCAGCGGCGGAACGTACTAAACTGCTAGAACAAGCTAGGGAAAAGTTGCATGCTATCCGTGATATGGAGTTGTCCGTACTGGACGCGAAATATAAGCAAATCAAAGCCGAGAACCAATTAGGCTACACTAGTGACGAGGACGCCCGTAAAGAACAGGAAGCACTTGCGGCACTGGAGGCAGCTAGAGCAAGTTACGCTACACAAGAGAAAGAAATGGCGGGGCAGGTGTCCGGCTTTATCAAACAGGAGCGTGACAAGCAGGCACAAGCGGCACAAGCCGCGGCGGCGAGGTCAGCGAAGGCGGCGGAAGATGCGGCGAAGCGAGAAGCAGAAGCGCAGAAGAAAGCGCAGGACGCTATTAAGGCCGCGCAGGAAGCACAGCTCAAGAAATACTCGGAAGCAGTTACCGCAATGCAGCTGGACATAGCCCAACGGGAAATTGAAGGGGCTCAAATCTCATTGCAAGAACTGCAAGCGGTCAACGATCAGAAGATCGAGATAGAGACGTACAGACGCGCACAAGGTCTTATAGGTGAGCAAGAATACATTAACAACGTTCGCCAACTCGAGTTGGAATACGCCGCAGAAGTCAAGGCCCGGAAGGACGAGGAAGACCAGCAGGAGCGAGACCGTCAAGCGCTCAACATGGAGAACGACCGCGCGCTAGCTGACATGAAAATGGGCAACGATTTGGAAAGCCAGCTGGCTCGGCTGGACGCACAGAAGGCTGCCGAGATCGCTAACGCGGAAGCGATCGGAGCGGAAACAACCGCGATAACCGAACGTTTCGAAAAAATGAAGGACGAGACAAAGAGGAAGTACTATAACGCGCAATTGGAGATGGCAGCGGGCACAGCCGGACAGCTCTCTAGCTTACTGGGAGAAGAGAGCGCAGCGGGCAAAGCGTTTGCCACGGCACAGGCTATTATCAACACGTACCTAGGTGCGTCTAAAGCAATCGCGCAGGGTGGTATATGGGGTATCGCACAGGCGGCTATTGTAGTGGCGGCCGGTATGAAGAACGTTATGAGCATTAACAAGACCAAAGAGCCGGACACCAAGATCAACACAAGCGTTCGCAAATACGCGAAGGGCGGACAAATATACGGAGCCAGTCATGCGGCCGGGGGCGTAACGTTCACCGGGTCAAATGGGCAGCAGTTCGAAGCCGAAGGCGGTGAGAACATGTATATTTTGAACCGTAAAGCGTCCGGCGCGATCAACGCGTTATCAGCTCTTAATATGGAGTACGGCGGGCGTTCGTTCGGTTCGTCTGGCGTGTACCGATACGCTAACGGTGGGAAGATCGACGTAGGTGGCGGTGCGAGCATGCAGTTACCTAGTAATTTCAGCTTGTCAAATGATAGTTTGCAAAAATTAGCGGCGATCATGTACGATTCAGTGGCTAGCGTTCCCGCTCCACGTGTGGTGGTTACCGACATAGACGAGGGTCAACAACAATATAATAGTGTACAGGTAGCGGCTAGCCTATAAATCATAGGCAAAGCCGCGGCTTCGTGCCGTAAAATACTATATCTTTGTACCAATAATACAGTAATATATGAAAATATTTGAAAAGTTACGCATTATAGAAGCCGGGGAAACCGCAAACTACTATGAAGAAGGGGGAAAGGCTTATAAATTAGTCATCTCTGCTAGTGCTTTCCCGTCTCTAGTGGCCTTAGGTAATTCCCGGCCTATTCACGCACGCCGCACTCATAACGGCACGGACTTGCTAGACGGGTACATAGGACACTTCGCTAACTTCACACACGACGAAAACGCCGTTTACGCTGATCTGGTTATGTCTGAAGCTTTGGAAAGCGCGTATCCTAGCGAATATAATTTTATGGTTGCTATGATCGAGAAAGAGCCGGAGCTATTGGGCGTATCGGTTAATCAGTCTGATGTTAAGCAGTTGGACGAAGAAGCGCAAACCGCAACCGTAACAGAAGTAAGAGAATTATTTAGTGCCGATTTGGTGGGACTTCCCGCGGCTACTAGTTCTTTATTTAATAACAATTTAAACAACTTATCAATGAGCAAATTTTGGACAAAATTAGCAGAGCTAGTTAAATCAACTAAGCTAGCTAGGGAAACCGTCACAACCAAAGAAGGAAAGGAGCTTGTTATTATCGCTCAAGGCGAACAAGCTGCATTGGGTGACGAAGTACAGGACGCCGAAGGCAAACCCGTAGAGGATGGCGATTATTACATTTCGATTGGCGAAGGCGAGGACATGATCATATCAGTCGTAGCCGGGAAGATTTCCGACGTGAAGGAAGTGGAAAGCGAAGCTAAGCCCGAGGAAGAAAAGCCGGAAGAGTTAGCAACCGAGGAAGAAAAGCCGGAAGAGGAAGAGAAGAAAACCCCTACACCGGAAGAACTTTCAGCGATCCGCAAAGAAGTTACCGAGCTGAAGAAAACCGTAACTGAACTCAAAACACAGTTAAGCAAACGTACTGGTGCACCGGCAGCGGCTAAAACAGAGCTGAAGACCGAAACTAAGACCGGAACAAAATTGAGCCGTGAAGAGGTTCAGAAGGCCGCGGCAGAAATGCGCAAAAAATTCAAATTCTAATCTACTAAAACATTAAAATTATGGCATTTACATTTAGCGATTTAAACAAATTGAATATCGACAGCCTGGCCGATGTTATTTCTTTGACACTGGGTTTGGAGGGCGAACTTTCCAACGGTGTAACCGTGTTAGCAGGCATTGAGAAGGGTAAACCTATCTTGACTTTCACCGCAACAGACAAGGCGGTAAGACGTTCCGCGGGTTGTGATAGTGAATACAAGTATAGTTCTCTTAACGATAAGGTTAAATATTACGATCATGCACAGATTGAGTTGCCTATCGTGGTTTGTCTGCAAGACTTGTGGGGCAAAATGGTTGCAAAAGGTGTTCACCTTTCAGCTGATTTCGACCAAACACAATTGGCGGCGTTCATGCAGAACGAAATTCTGAAAGTTCTTGAAGCTGATATGTTACGTCTCGTATGGTTGGATGGTCTGAAAACAACTGATACAGCGGGTGAGTACACAGTGTTTAAAAACGGTGGTATCATCAAGCAAATGCAGGCATCAACCGAGTCAATTAAGGCTCTTGTACCTTCTGGCGCAGACGCAAACGTTTTGGAATGCTTAAAGTGGTGTATCGACAACCAACGCCCGGATCAATTGGACGATTCAGAGTTCTACGTAACTAGCAACATTATGCGTGCTTACAAGGACTTAGTTGAAGCTAAAGATAATCATTTGGCACAGGCTAACATGGAGAATGGCAAACCCGCATACTACTTCGAAGGTTACAAGGTGAACGAGTTGAGACACGTATCTAACAGTGCTAAGGGTGACGCTTTGACAGTTCAGTCTTTCATTGCTTTCTCACCGAAAACTAACATTCAGTTGGCGCTTGAAGACGCGAGTCTGACTATTGATCCGTTCATCCGCGATGCTAAGGATCGTAAGTATTACAGTACAACCGTATTTGCGGCTGATGCTATGCTTGCAGTTCCTCAATACTTGAAATTGTGCACCGCAGCAGGTGTTTAATAATTAAAACAAAGTTTAAATGGCTTGTATAAAGACATTAAATAAAGCAATTACCTACGACTGCCAACCCGGTAGCGTAGGTATCGCTGAAATGTATCTGATTAACTTTGACGACGTAACAGGCGCAACCGTTGATGTTAACAATTACATCACGGCGGTAACACTAAAAAGCGGGGCAAAAACTGTCCCCGTAGAGTGTTACAAGAATGGCGCGAAGTTTACGGAGGCGCTGAAGTTATCAGACGTTTCGGCAGGTTTGGATCAGTCTATCATGTTTACCTTATATGATAAGTCCGCAAATGGTCGGATGATTATTAGGGCACTAATGAATGGGCGTTTTATGGCAGCGGTTAAGCTGAACGATATTAATGCCGAGCCTTTATTGGTTGGTTACAAATGCGGGCTTGAAATTTCTCAAGCTGATACGGATTCTAGCGCAGCAGGCGGTTTTACTACGGTAACTATTAAAACGCCGGACGATGCTAGAGGAGAAAATAGAATAACAATGGCTTCGGCAGTGTGGGCAGCAATCGCAGCCGCAAAAATAGCTTAAAATATGGGATGTTTAAATAAACTGGATAAAGCGATCTTAGTTGATTGCGACGGAGGGGCAACAGGCGTAGCCGAGATGCTTCTTATCAACTTTGCGGATATTGCTACAAAGAGCGTAGCGGATGGCATTGCCACTATAACGCTAGCCACTAACGCTAAGGCCGTGCTGGTTGAGAGTAACAAGAAGGGTGTAAACGCTACGGAAGAAGTCAAGCAGAACGACAATGCGCCAACAGCGTTAACGCAGGCGGTTACGTTCACGCTGTATCAAGGTGACGTAAACGGAACTCTGATAGTGAATCAGATTTTAAACGGTACGTTTTTAGCGCTTGTCAAGACTAAGGCGGGAAGAATTCGGGCATACGGGTATAATTACGGTTTGAGCGCAACCGCTATTTCGGAGGACTTGAACGCTAACGGCGGTTTTACTACCGTCACGTTATCGACATCAGAAAATGTTATCGGCGAGGCGCGTGTAAGCTTCGCAGATGCTAGTTATAACACGTTGAGAGCCGCGGCTATCGTAACAGAATCATAAAGGAGGATATTATATGGCATGTTTAAAAAAATTAGGTGTGGATATTACGTATGATTGCTCGGACTTGGGAGTACTAGGCGGAACAGGTGAAATAGATGAAGCGATTGTTATCAACTCATCGGACATTTCCACCGTATCAGAAACCGGAGGGGTCGGTACTATAACTATGTTAACAGGGAAAAAGGGATACGTAGTTAACTCCGTAAACAACTCCGTGATGTATCAGGAAGCAATTAAAGCGAATGATACCGTACCCGCAGCAGAGGATCAGAGCGTAGTGATTAAGATGTTGTCCTCTATGGATAAAACTTTATACCGGGGTGCGATACGTGGTTTGCTTGGTGGTAACTTCCGGGTAGCATTCAGAACTAAAGCAGGTAACTATTATTTGGCAGGTGCGTTTTGTGGTTTAGAAGCCTCCGACCTTGCAACCGATTCAAGCAACGGTGGTATATCAACCATCACACTTAAAACGCCGGAAGCGTCAACAGGCGACCAACTTCTAAATATTACTAAGGCCACGTACGACGGTCTGAAGATACCGAAAGTTTAATAAATTAAAACAGTTTAAAAGATGGAAAAAATTACAGATATAGGACAGATAGTTTCATTGTGCCAAACAATGACTAATCTAAAATTGGATATTACGTGCGGAGCGGATCGCCTGTTTGCGCAACGCTGGTATGATGAACGCTATTTAACCGGCCAGCACACCCGCTACGTAATGAAGCCGGGACTGTTCATCAACTCGATTGAAGATGGACGAGTATACCGTGCTTTCAACACAAGCGACGAGAAGGCCGTGGAGTTCATGGAAGCCGCCGAGGAATACAAGGACTATTTTATAGACCTGCAAGCAGAACCGGAGGCGCCCGTAGAAGGTGAACCGGAAGCGCCCGTAGAAGGTGAACCAGAAACAGATGCCGTTCAAGTAAGGGCGGCAGAAGAGCCGGAACTATCGGAGGAAGAGATCGCGGCAGCAAAACGCAGCGAAGCGGCTAAAAAGGCAGCGGCTACTAGAGCAGCAAACAAGGCAGCAGCAGAAGCGGAAGCCGCCGAGGGCCTTAAGGAGTTCGAAGAATAATATTTAAAAAGGTAAATCAATGATCGCAGCAAAGAAAATAGAGTTAATAGTACGTAGGGCACTGAATTTAGTGCCCCGTACTTCGGAAGGGGTGGTTAGCTATGATGTAGACAACTTGTACCCACAACGTATCGCAAATCTTATCGACGCTAGCAAGACCGCTACGGCGTGTTGTGACAAGGCGAAAGAGAACATTATTTGCGAAGGGTTCGTTAACGAAGAATTTGCAGCGAGAACCAACGAGCACGGCCAGGATATGAACGACGTTTTGGAGTTCGTGGCTGACGAGATACCAAGATATAGAGGTTACGCGTTAATAGTACAATACGGCGGCGATGGTCGCCCTTTGTACTGTTATCCCGTGCCGTTCGGTTACGTTCGTGCCGTTCTTAACGAGGACTACAAACGGGATTCGATCGTGCGGAAATGGCGTGTATTCGACAACTGGGAACGCGAGATGCTGAAGGACACGAACGTGAAGACAGGCGTAGTTTATCCTAACTTCAACCCGAAGAACTTTTGGAAAGAATGTGAAGAGTACGGAGGTATTGAAAACCATCCGGGACAATTATATTACGCTAACTTCTCAAACCGTAGACCCTATCCTATCAGCCCGTTTCACGCGGTACAGCCGGAAATGGGGGCAGAACACGGGAACGCCTTGTACGTTGAGAACGTTCTAGCGCGCGGATTCCACGCCTGTAGCGTAGTTTCACACGGAATGTTTCAGAGCGATCAGGAGCAGAACGAGTTTCGGGACGCAATTACCGAAATGATGGGAGTAGAAGGAACTGGCGCGGTACTCACGGTAAGAGACGAGAATGTAGGTATTACAGAGAAGCCCTTTATCCGGGTGGATCAAATCGGTACGCCTATTGATTCCGATCTGTATAAGTCATATTGCGAACCATTGCGGAAAGACATTGCAATTTCTTGCTTTACTATTCCGATCCCGCTTATTGATTCATCATTGATCAGCTTCTCGAACGCATCGGGTGAAGTGGTTAAGGAGATGCAGCGCGTTTACCGCCGTTCATTGTCACGTGTCCGTGATAAGATTTCCCGAGACCTGGCATATATATTCGACCTAGACCCGGAACTAACTAAGATTAAAAACGATTTGGAAGGCGACGCGGATATTGCGCCCGACCAAGTAATAACAGATTAATATGGCATACCCGATCCAATTACTACGAGATTTGTTTACGATCGCGAAGGACGTTAAGGACAGCGACATCGAAAAAGCTTTTTACGAAGCCGATATGCTCGACATGTCGCCACAACTTCACCGATCGTATGAAGAGATACCGCCGGAATACTTAGTTGATACCCCGGCGCTTACAGGAGCTAATAAAGTATTATGCTACTATGCCTTTGCCCGTTACTCGCAGACCAGCGAGCAGCAGAGCACGGCAAGCGGCCTAAAAATACAAAACTATGGCGGCAGCTACGTTCTAGCCGATGACAACAAAGCGAGACGGTTTGAAGCCGAACGCGGAAAAGCTGATTTATTTATAGTCCCGTTAATCAAGGCGTTCAAGACCGCCGGACTGATTAAAGAGGAATGTTCACACAGGGTACAATCTAGGATATGTTTGATAAAATAATGGATGGAGTTTTTGATACGGTGCGTGTCGCGTCTCTGGCTTTCCTGCTAACAGTTACTAACGATGTGATGACCTTCTTCGTCCTGATAATCTTATTCGGCACATTAAATTTTATAGTGGGACTTATTGCAGGCTTACGGGCTGGTGAGAAATACAGCCATAAAAAGGCTTTCCACGCCTTTTTCGAGTATGCAATCGCGGCAATCGTGATTCTGTTCACGGCGGCAGGCGCACGGCTTATTGAGCCGGAAGGGAACTATACGGACTTATTACGATTACTCACAACGCTTTTCGCGCTGGTGTATTCCAAGAATATTATCCGTAACTTTAAAAAGATCCAACCGGATAATGAGTTTATAGCGGTACTGGATATACTGATTAATACTAAATATTTGGACTTTATAAAAAATTTGAAAAATGCGAAACTTCACAATTCAAGAGCTGACCGCGTCAACGACAGCGGCGGCGAAGAAGATCAACAACGATCCGACACCGGAAGCGGCGGAGAATCTGAAACTGTTAGTTGATAACGTGCTAGACCCGTTACGGGACGCGTACGGCAAGCCGATCCGGGTTAATAGCGGATATAGATCGCCCGCCCTTAACAAGGCGGTGAAAGGCTCTAAAACGTCGCAGCACATGAAGGGACAAGCGGCGGACATAACGGGAGGTAGCAAACAAGAGAATAAGAAACTCTTTGAACTGGCGCAAAAACTCAATTTGCCGTTTTGCCAGCTTATCGACGAGAAGAATTTTTCATGGGTGCATATATCATACGATAAGAACAATGTGAAACGCCAAATACTTCATCTATGAAAATAACGCTTAATAAGATATTGGTGTGTTTAGCGGTCCTTCTAGCCATTTTGTTGTACGCGTCGTATAAGACAGTACAAAAACAGAGAAAAGAGCTAGAACGGCAGGAAAACAACCTCACCGCGCTTAACTCCGAGGCCGTAGCATTCAAGACTACGGCAGGCGATTATGCGGAACAGGCCAGGCAGTTAAAGCTAGAGAAGGACGAGCTAGAACTATATAACGCTGATCTATATAATAAGGTACGCGAGGCAGGTATAAAGATACGAGAGCTAAAGAACGCCACGAGGGCCGAGACAGTTACCAAGGTGGACACTGTGGTTAAGACAGAATACCGGGACGGGAACAGAGAAAACCGGCTAGCCCACTATTTCGACGGGTGGAATGATATACAAGTTGAATCAAAACCGGACACAACAATTATAAAATCTAGTAGTGTTGACACGATCGATGTGATCGGATCAGTCAAACAAAAGCGGTTTTTATTCTTCCGGATCGGAAAACCGAAACAAACTATAACCGTATCGAATAAAAACCCGAAATCTAAAATACACGTAGAATTCTCGGCAGAATTCGGCAAATAACACCTTTCATCTTTCATAAACGCCCTTTCATCATTTACATTTGAAAACTTAAAACGCTGATTCGTAACGAGTTGGCGTTTTTGCTTGTGAATGATTAAAATTTGTATCTATTACACCTAACTTGCTTATTTATAATACTTTATCTATTGGTATATATCTAATGTAAAAGATGTAAAGATAATATATAGAGCTAAGAATGAAATAGTAATATAATATATAAAATATGTAAATATATGAATTAATATGTGAATGAATTTATAGAAATATTTAAATATAAACTAATAGAGAAACTATCTCTTACCTTTTACATTCCACCCGTTTTTGCCACTTAACTAGCTGATACGCAATTAGTTAAGGGCGTAAAGATCCGCTTAAAAAGGGCTATTTGTCATTTACACTGTTACTAAACCTTCAAAACCGTTAATCAGAGTTAAATTACTAAAGTTTTTTGGGAAATAGTTTTGTAGTTCAGAATAAAGCTGTACCTTTGTAACATCGAAATGAAAAACCAACTAAATTTGTTGAACTATTCCGATAACGGAGAATCGTTTTAAACATTACTAGATATGGCAATAGACATTTATAAATTAGAAGCGTTCTTTTATAAGATTATACGGGAGAAGATTAAAGCGTGCAAAACGATAGGCGAGGCTACAATGCTATATGGCTATCCGGGCAACTCGAAAATGGTGTTCGATGATTTGCAACGAGAAGAAGAAGCCGGAAAAAAGTTTAAGTATAAAATCCGGGGCTTTATAATTCCACACGCCAAACGTTACGAAACTATTTTCGAGCAGGCCCGGCGCGCCGCTTATTCCGATCACGTACAAACTTACCGAACGTCTGACAAATTGAATTTTAAATTTAACGAAAGAATGAAATGGAAAAAGTAGAACTTATCACAGTGGCGGAAGCCGCCCGGTTAGCGGAGTGCACCGAAAATGCCATACGCTACCAACTCAACGCCGGAAAACTCACACGGTACGAGAACGGAACGGGCAAGATCAGAGTGAGCAAAAATGAGTTATTAGAAACAATTTTTAATTTTAAGAAAAAATGAAAGTAGTAATCGAATTAATCGGAAATGAGAGTAAACAGGATTTGTTGGCAACGTCTAATTATTTGCGCGAATTGGCGGGAGAAGCCGTACCAGAAGTAACGGAACGTAAAACCGATCTTGACAAGTTAGCGGACGCAGTTGTAGAAGCAACAAAGGTGAAAAGTGATGGTGAAACGAAGATATTAACGGGTGAAAAAACGCCTAAAACAGTGGCCGAGATGGTAGAATCTGAACGTGCCAAGACACGTGCTAGACGTGCCGTGAAACCTGCACCGGAAGAAGCGAAAGAAGAAGTTCCTGCACCTGCACCAGTGGAAGAAGCACCTGCACCAGTGGAAGAAGCACCTGCACCAGCCGAACCTAAAACGGATGCAGCATCTTATACTATCGACGATTGTAAGTCGTGGGCTATGAAGGCACTAAACGCAAAGAAACGCCCAATTGTACAAGAAGCTTTTGAAAGCGTAGGCGCATCTAGTTTCCCAACGTTGAAGGAAGAGATGTTTAACGATTTTGTTGCATACATTTCAAGCCGTCTATAATGGGACACGCAGATAGAGACCACGCGATTCTATCGCCGAGTAGCGCGAAACGATGGATTCATTGTACTCCATCGGCGCTACTAGCGGAAGCCGCAGGCAGCAAGACAAGCGTTTACGCCGAAGAGGGCACACTAGCCCACGAAATAGCCGAACACGCTTTGACCCAATACCTAGAAGGCGTATATGATCCGATCGTTGATGAAGAGTTACCTGTCAACGATGAACACCTTAAAAACCCGCTGTTTAGTATTGATATGGCGAATTATATTCGCGATTATTGCGAGTATGTTATCGGCGAAGGGTACGAGATGGCTAAGGCAGACGGTTTTTGCGAAATGTTCATAGAGCGTCGAGTAGACATTACAGACTACGCACCGGACTCGTTCGGATCGGTAGACGTAACGATTGAGTCAGACAAGACAATACACATTATCGATTTGAAGTACGGCGCAGGCGTTAAGGTGACCGCCGATCACAACGAACAAATGATGTTATACGCTTTGGGAGCTTTGAAGGCGGCGGTGTCGCAGAACATAACCAATATTCGAATGACAATCGCACAAGTCAGATTAGACCACTACGACACGTTTGAGATGTCGAAGGGTGAATTACTCGACTGGGCGGAAAAAGTCCTGAAACCAGCCGCAAAAGCGGCAATACAGGGCAAAGGGAAACAAGTTATCGGGAGTTGGTGCCAATTTTGCCCGGTTAAAGCCCGATGTAGAGCGCAACGTGACGCAGTACTTGCGGACTTCGACGAAAAGCCCGAACCACTGTTATTGTCTGACGAAGAAGTAACCGACCTTATTGGTAAGATCGACACATACAAAAGCTGGATCGAATCAGTTAATAAGTACGTTTACGATAGAGCGATACAGGGCCACAAATGGAACGGTTACAAGCTAGTAGCCGGACGGTCAAGCCGAGTTATCAAGGACGAGGCAAAGATACGGCAGGAGTTATTAAACGAGTTCCTAGAGGACGAAGTTTTAAACATCAAGCTAAAGGGTATCGGAGATCTCGAGAAGTTGTTAGGCAAAAAGGTATTTAGCGCGAGGTTTGGAGACGCGATTGAATCACGACCCGGCGCGCCTAAACTAGTACCGGAATCCGCTAAGGGTGTGGAATATAACCCGCTATGCGACTTCGACATCGAAGGCTAACAGAAGTTAAAAAACAATTAAAGAATGTATAAATGGTTTGAAGTTTAAAATAAAGCAATATCTTTGAACCGTGAAACAAATTAAAATCTTAAAAATTATGAGTAGAAAATTGATCTTAAAAAACGTGCGTTTCTCTTATGTAAGAGTTTTCGAGGCAGAACAGTATCAAGGCGTAGGTGAATATCATTACAGTGTAACTCTGTTGATCCCCAAAACTGATACGGCTTTGATTAAGCAAATTAATGATGCGGTCAAGGCAGAAGCACAGGATTATTTTTCAAGGGACCCTAAATTCAAGGGACAGGTACCAGCAAATTATAAGAGCCCGTTACGGGATGGAGACGCACCGGAGAAAGAAGGACAAGCCGGGTATGAAGGGTGTTACTACATCACAGCGAAGCGCAAAGAGGAACATGGTAAACCGATCGTAATTGACAAAGGTAAGCGCCCGATCACAGTGAAGGAAGATATGTATTCCGGCTCTTGGGGCGTGGCTTCAATCTCAATCTACGGTTACAACATGAGCGCCGACAACCGCGGTATCACCGCCGGATTGAACGGAATACAGAAAGTAACCGATGATGATAGACTGGACGGCGGATCAAGCGTCAACGACTTCGATGATTTGAGCGATGAAAACGACGGTCTGGCGGATTTCAACTAAAACAATTATTTCAAGTATAAACAATTAAATTAATTATTAATCAATCTCGTTAAAACAAGTGTAAAATGATTCTCAAAAGCCATGCCGAGTAGAAGCGGTGTGGTTTTTAACTTTAAAACCCCTAAAGACATGAAACCAATTTATATAGATTTTGAAACATTTTCCGGTGAGGATATTAAGAGCGGCGGCGCGTACCGATATACGCAATCGCCGGACTTCGAGATACTTCTTATCGGTTACGCGATCGAAGACGGAGACGTTAATATTATTGATATGACTAGATCAGATGCCTACGAGCAGTTTACGGACTTCGTGAACTTGATACTAGACAAGCAATATACGATCGTGGCACACAACGCGCAATTTGAGCGCCTATGTTTGAAGGCGTATAAGGTAGACATTCCTGCGGAACGTTTCCTGTGTACCGCAACTATGGCGTTATATGCCGGATTCCCGGAGAGCCTGGGAAACCTATCCAAAGCCCTAGATCTTAAAGAAGGCAAGAAGGGCACAGGTCTAGCCCTTATAAAATTCTTCTGCCAACCACAGAAGCCGACTAAAGCAAACCCGGAAGAGTACCGGAACTATTCGAAAGACTTTCCCGATAAATGGGAGGAATTTATAGATTACCTACGTTATGATATTCTTTCAGAACGTGAAGCACTGGAACGCCTAGACTATTGCAAGTTCCCACAGTCGGAAATAGACCTGTACAGGCTGGATCAGGACATTAACGACAACGGCATAGCCGTGGATATGGAACTAGCCGAACACGCGGACGCTCTGAACGAGGAGTTTTGCGAGGAGCTAAAGAACCGGATTAAGACGAAGTACGGCATATCTTCTTTAAAGTCCACAATGCAACTTAAGGACTTTGTAATGATCCAAACCGGAAAGTCTTTTGATTCATTCCGGAAAGAGGACATAGAGCAGATTATGCAGGAGTGCGACAACGAGCGGGTAGACGAGGTTTTGAACGCCCGGAAGATCATAAACAAGACTAGCAACGCCAAATATACCGCGATGCGCAATTGCGTGTGCTTTGACGGACGTGTACACGGTTTGTACCGTTTCTATGGCGCAGGCCGTACTGGAAGATGGGCGGGTAGACTAGTCCAAATGCAGAACTTGCCGCGTAACTACATACACGACCTTGACGGAGCACGCGATAATGTTAAACACATGTGTCTGGCGGACTTCGAAACGTTTTGGGGAAATGTACCTGACACGTTATCACAGCTTATCAGAACAACGTTTGTAGCCCCAAAGGGAACTGTATTCCACGTTGCCGACTATTCGGCCATTGAAGCCCGTGTACTGGCGTGCCTGTGTCGTGAAGATTGGCGTATTGAAGCGTTCCGCAACGGGAAAGATATATATGTAGTGTCCGCAAGTATGACGTTCAGTTTGCCAGAGGATCAATGCGGCAAAGGCACTCATTACCGCCAACAGGGTAAAGTAACCGAGCTTGCTCTAGGCTATAGCGGTTGGGTGAATGCTATGGCTGCGATGGACTATGAAAAAGCTATTGATCCGGCGTTATACAAGGATATTATTTTGAGATGGCGAGACGCTTCACCGCGGGTAGTTGAGTTTTGGGAGGCCCTAGATAGCCGGGCTAAACTCTGTATTCGTAACAAGAAAGACGTGGAGGTTATCCGGTACGGCGTACACGTTTGTACATTTCAATGGTTTAAAGAAAACAATTCTCTAGCTATTTTATTACCTTCGGGCCGTCGTTTGTTTTACCCGTTTTGCCGAATCGCTACGAAAAGCGTGAACGGACGAGACAGGGAGGTTATAACATACAAGGGACAGACCAATGGAATCTGGGTGGATCTAGACACGTACGGCGGAAAGCTAACCGAAAATATAACGCAAGCAGTCAGCCGTGACCTATTGGCATACGGTATGCAGGAAATTGTAAAACGTTACCCGGCTGTTAAGATCGTGGGACATATCCACGACGAAACAGTAAACGAGGTACCCCTGGACGATTTCGGAGAGCCAACTGTTTCGCTAAATGAGATTTGCGAAACTATGGCAGTTACACCAAAATGGGCGGACGCTTTCGGCATTCCGCTAAAGGCAGAAGGATTCACTAGTAAATATTATAAGAAAGATTAACATGGAAAAATACACCTTATCGCTTGCAGGTTCTTCGGCTTCATTGAAGTGGAAGTCCGTACGCATGACTTGGGAAGCGTTTTTGGAAAGACTAGGAACGCCTGTAATTACTAACGAAACGGTACGCGAGTACGATAAATTAGACAAGCCCGCTAAATCTTCATTAAAGGACGTAGGCGGATTTATGGCTGGCGAGCTTTCAGGCGCTCAACGCCTTAAGAAAGCGGTTATGTCCCGTTCGATGATTACACTAGATGTAGACTTCGGAGACGATCTTTTCCCGTTCGATTTTGCAGACCGTTTTCCGGGTGTGGCGGCAGCTATTTATACCACTAGATCAGACCGCCCCGGATCGCGCCGTTACCGTCTTATCATGCCGTTTAAGGAAGAGGTTACAGACGTGACTATGTACGAAGCCGCGGCGCGTAAAGTAGCCGAGTTGTTAGGTATCGATCTATTTGATAAAACAACCTTTCAACCGGAACGTATGATGTATTGGCAGTCGCTTTCCAAAGACCAAACCGGACTATTCGAAGTATTCGAAGGTGAGCCGATCAGCGCGGAATATCTAACGGGCTTGTACGGAGACAATGAAGAATGGCGCGACGTGCGCAAATGGGCGTTCCACTCCGATACGGAACGCGATACCCGTGCCGTTATTAGTAAAGAGATGGCGAAAGACCCCCGCGATAAAGAGGGCCTAGTAGGCGCGTTTTGCCGCTCGTACACGATACAGGCAGCAATAGACAAGTACCTATCAGACGTTTACACAGAAGCGGAAAACGGACGTTATACGTACGTTCTTGGATCGGGCGCTGCCGGGCTGGTAGTGTATGATGACGTGCTTTGTTTTTCTCACCACTCAACCGACCCAATAGGCGACGGACACGCATACAACGCTTATGATTTGGTGCGTGTGCACAAGTTCGGGCATCTGGGTAAGGAAGACAGCACCCGCGAGATGAACAAGCTAATTTGCGCCGATAAAGAGTGCGTTAAAGATATGGTAGCCGTGGACGACGATCTAGCCGACTTCGAGGAGTACACGGACGAGGTTAAGAGCGACGCGCAGACCGCAGAGGAACTGGTTTGGGACTTGGATAGAAAGGGCGATAAATTGTGTACCGTTCGTAACTTCGTTAACGCTTTCAAGTGTGATCCGCTATTAAATGATTTATTAGCTTACGACTTGTTTCTTGATACGATCGTGTACACCCGTACGCCGTTCTTCTCGAAAGACATAAAGAAAGGCGATATGTTGGACGATACCGCCGTAGCGATTATCCGTGGACGTATAGAGGATTTGCACGGTATTTATAATGACAGCAAATTAAACGACGCGCTAGAAAAGGTTTGCAGTGAAAATGCTTTCCACCCTATCAAGAAGTACCTGGAGGCGCAAAGATGGGACGGCGTTAAACGTATTGATAATTTCTTGGTTGACTACATGGGAGCAGAGCCTAGCATATACGTTTCCGAGGCGTTCCGAAAAATGCTGGTTGCAGCCGTTACTAGAGTTTATGAGCCGGGCCGCAAATTCGATACGGCTTTGGTTATGTATTCGGGACAGGGCGCGGGAAAGTCCACGCTTATACAAGCCCTTTCTAAGGGGTGGTTTAATGATTCATTAACGGACGTGTCCGGGCAAAAAGCATACGAAGCGATACAACACGCCTGGATAGTGGAGCTAGCCGAGTTGTCAGCCCTTCGCCGTTCGGACGTGGAGGCTACTAAGAACTTCATAAGCAAACGCGAGGATACGTATCGTAGCGCGTACGCCCGCCGGGTAAAGACACACCGCCGACAATGTGTATTTTTCGGGTCTACTAACGACGACGAGTTTTTGAAGGACAAAACCGGAAACCGCCGTTTCTTTCCAATCGAGGTATGCGCCAACAAAAACACGCACAAGCTGTTTGAAAAGTCTTTTGAGGCGGTAGTAGACCAACTTTGGGCGGAAGCAATGGAGTTGTATATGTTGGGTGAAAGCCTTGTTTTGTCTGACGAAGCCGAAGCGATCGCCAACGAGGGACGCGAGGAATTTACAGAAGAAAGCCCGCTGGTAGGTATTATAGAGAACTACGTAGATAGGCTTTTCCCGGCTGACTACGAAGAACGTACAGAACAACAACGCGCCGACTTTCTAGCCGGATCACTGGAAGAAGTGGGAACGGTTCAAAAAAATACGTTCTGTTTAATGGAACTTTGGGTGAATGCATTGGGCCGCCGGAAAGAAGATTATTCAAGTGCGAAAGGGCGCGAACTGGCAGCAGCTATGAGACAGATAGGTGGATGGTACAAAGGAAAGTTAAATAGAACTAAATTATACGGCCGACAAGTAATTTATATCCGTAAAGGTAGCAAGGAAAGCCAAAAATTACTATCTTTGTAATATGGAATTAAAACAATACTTTCTTTTCTAATTTTTAAGGTTAATATTTTTAGGGTGGTTTTTCAGTTAAAAAGTCTTTCGTAGTGATACGCGAGACTTTATTTTTGTTAATATACTAAAGTTTTTTTTGAGAAAAGTTTTGGTAGTTCATAATTAAGCCGTATCTTTGAAATGTCAAAAGGAAATAACCACTTAAAAATTAAAGATATGAAGAGTCAA